CGTATCCATATGGGAGAAGAGCAAGGCATTAGAAAAAACTTCGAAGACAATCAAATTTAATACCAGGACGATAAAGACGACAGCGATCGAGATAAGCTATCGCAGGACTCTCGTCAGCAAACCAAGCGATAGTAACTCGCTTTTTACCTCGATATACGCCAACAGAATAACGAAAAGGGACGCCATCAACAATAGGAGAAAACCTAGGCCTGAAATCAAAATAATCCATAATTTAAAAATATTACTCTACGCTTCGAAAGACGGTACTTTCGAGCGCGAGAACTACTACGTTTCGCCGCTCGACGGCCTTAACGGCCGGGACGCTTCGCGTCTTCGAGCTCCGTGGCTCCACTTCGTTTGGGATATACCGGCAAAGCCGGTGATTACAAAAGCCCACAGGAGAAAGGGATATCTCCTGGGGCCTAGTGAGTCAAAGGACTCTTCCACCGAGCGGGCGGGTCACTACTTTAGTGCCCTTTCCCTTCTTCTTCCGACGCGCTTTCATCATCAGGCAAATCAAGATCAAAAATAAGAACAAGAGTGTTATCGAAAAACTCAATCGCAAAATTAGGATACGAGATCAGGGTTGCGATCAGATCCGAAATAGAATGATGCTCGATGTAGGGCGAATCAGAAACGCTGGAACACTCTACATACTTTGAAAAAGGAGCACACTTAAGAGTGTCAAGAGGAAGTGTCGTAAACTGGCCATCTTTAAGATAACCTATCTGGACAAGATCGACCTTAATGGCAGGGTTAACACGACGAATAACAATATGAGTCTGTGTCATAACGATATTATTTAAAATTATTTTGAAAAGCAGAGCAAAAACGACGCCAAGCGAAGGACTGATCGAACCAAAAGCCAACGCCTTCGGGTGTTCTAGAGAATACGAAACTCATAGCAATAATATCGCCTACGACTGAATGAGACGGATGCAATGAATTTTGAATTCGACGACGAAGCATAGATCGAAATGACTTCTCGTGGTTCTTATCAAACTCGCAGTTTGATCTAAAAGCATGATATACACCTCGGCGAATAAGCCACTCTACGAACGCGTACTCCATGACATCGACTAACAGTTTGTCGTCTACAGATTGTTTAGGCATTTTCATAATATAAAGATTATTGGTTTGACAATGCAAATATAACAAAAGAAAATGAAATTCCAGAAAAAATTAACGCGAACGACGAGAATTATTGTACGAACTCGAATAACCACTACGATTCATTTCGGTTTTAGCATAACCAACAACATTACCCTTATAGTCATAACGAGTAGTCGTAGAGGAGGTTGTAGAATTGGCGGAAGAACCACCGGCAGAAATAGTACCAGCAGCACGAGACATTCCACCCCGAATAATACCAGCACCAACAACGCTACCAGCGACGCCAATAAGCGCTTTCGAAATCTCGACATACGGATCAAGTTTTGCGTTACGAAGGGCGATGCGAGCCTGCTCGGGGAGAAACTCAGAAGCGACCGATTGATTTATGACGGTTTTATTATGAAAATCCTTAAGAGACATAGAAACCTTAAAAGAACGGGGGCCAGGATTTGCACGAACAACAGGATTAGAACTACGGAGATTCTTTTCGTACTGGGGGTTCGGAATCTCAACGTCAAACTGCTTATCCCAGTTATTCGAAAGTTCAAAGGCGGAATCAAGATTATCAAGACGGAGAGATTGAATTACCTCGCGGGCCTGTTCACCAAGAATCTGATTGAGTGCGCCTTGGGTATTCATCATAAAAGCCTGGGCAGACATAAGTTTGCCTAAATTTTCATTCTCGATACCCAAATTCTTAACCATCGCAGCAACAAGAGCAGCCTGATTCTTCTTTTCGTCAATAGCACTCAAAAGAGTACTATCGGAAATAAATCGATTATTCTTTTCTATATCCTCCTGAATCTTAAGAACATCACGAGCGGCCAAATTGTGAGCAGCGATAGCCGCATCAAGGTCAACACGGGCTCTAGCCATAGCAACATAAAGTTGATTGCCAACATTCTGATCGTCAATAGAACGAGCCTCAGCCTCATCACGAGCAGCAGCAGCCTTATTGCGCTCGATAGTCGAATTAACACCCATGGCATCAAGGGCAACTCCAGCAGCAGCAGAACCAACACCGGGAGGCAAGGGGCTCGAGAAATCAAAAGATCCACCAGAAGGGCCAGAAGCACCTACAGAACCAGAAGAACCACCAGACATGGTAGCATTGACGCCAACACCTGAAGAGCCAAGAACGGCAGCGGGCGAAATACCGGCCTTAAGATAGCGATCAAAGACTTTCGATGGGTCGTTGTAGGCATTCTCATAATCAAACTGCTTTTGCCAATTAGCATAGTTAATTTCACCCTGCTTCTGCATCTGTTCCAACGCATACTGTTGCTGAAGCTTCATTTGCTTCTGCTGATATTTCCATTGTCTCTTGAGCGAGGGTTTGAATAGGCCAGAGGCGACCTGACCACCAGCAGAAATGCCAGCAGCGCCGAGTATAGCACCTGTGGAAACAGGCTCAACGTAAGACTTAAAATCAACAAGTCTCATATTACGGAAGTGTAAAATTGTTCGAGCGAATAATGTAGTCTATGCGAACAGTATCAATATGAACACCTGTCCGAGCAACCTTGGCTTGCGCAGAACACGAAGCAAGGAAAAAAGCCGAAAGGGCAGCGATTATAGACGAAACGAGCGTCCAAAAAGCCTTCGACTTATAGAAAGGTTGTTTAGCGTCTGACATAATATTAAAATTTTAAGTAAAGAACGATAGAAAAATGCGCGGCCTCTCCTGCAGTCGTTACCAATAACCTTCAGCAATTCACGGACTCTTACAGAAGGGGTCCGCGCACGTAACATATATCGTCAAGTAAAGAACGTACTATTTTTCTTCAGGATCAGTAGGATTTGAAGCGGGCTTGGACTTATCGAGTTGTGAATCAATAAGTTCCTGACCAACCTCGAGACCGTCAAACTTATCCATCCGAGAGAAGGAATTAGGGTCAAAATCAATATCAGGATTAAATTTCTCTCCCTTTTCAAAGTCAGAAGGTTCAGCCCTCACGTCTGGACGACCAGGAAGAACGTCGACAGAACCAGAACCGTCGAGAACAGAAAGAATACGCTGCCCGCGAGAAATATATGCGGGGGCATCTTCGAGTAACCAATCAAGCGCCATAAAATAAATGTATTAACGATTAGACAAACGAGTTGCGAATGTTTTGTTAATTAAATTCTTCTTCTGAACCGCATAAGACATATTTACAAAGAAATTATCCTCTACGTTAGAAACGAAAGGTGAATTAACCTGTTCCATATCTACAAAAAGAGCAGGATAATAATTAGCCTGAGCGGAGCCTACATACGAAAAGCCAAGCGACCGCTGTTGAACCCAATACGAATAAAGAGGCTTCTGAGAGCTAGCCGAAGGAGCAGGGTACGAAGACAAGGAGCCTAATACTTCATCATAAGACGAGCGAAACTCGTTAAAACAAGGCTCGTAGGCGACGGCAAGGCCAAGGTTTGAACCCGCAGCATTACTGAAAAGTCGCGCCGCAGGAACGTCCTGATATCCAATGTCGTTGTAGATGGGGTTAAAATAATCAGAACCTTGATAATTTAAATAGTCAGGAGTAACGCCGCTCCAAAAATAAACGGGACGAATGCTCAGCATATCAATCATATAGCCAGGCTCGCGAAAATAATAAGACTGTCGACGACCAAGGCGATCGTTGAAAGCAATAGCACCGCCCTGCTGGCCAAGAGGACCCATCGACGAATCGCCGCCGAAGTTGTTGAATCCAGCTTGATTCATAACAACCTGAACGTTGACAGTCTGCGAGGCACTAAAAAGCAACTTAGGCCTATCGACGTGCTCAATCTTAGAAGCAAAAAACGTTTCCAACCAACCACTATAACGATTATCGCCGGCGCCAAGCAGGTCCTTGTATTCCTGAAGACGAGAAGCGATAGCTAACTGCGGAATAGTACTTACGCCCGACATAGAAACGGCGGACGAAGATCCCACAGGAATGAGGCGGCTAAATCGGTCGGGATTCGAAGGCACAACAGCCATAGGATGCGCAAACAAAAAGGCCGAAATGCCAGAAACAGGGGACTTGCCTACAGCGACGGAAAACTGACCCTCAGGGCCGCCTCCGGGGACGATATTAGCAGTACTAGGCAACGTGGAAGAAACGGGGTAGCCGTCTTGGTCAGAACCAGCCGGAAGCTGAGAATCGATTATCTGGAAAAACAGATTGCCTCTATTAAAAGTATTGTTTGTACTCGAAACAGCAGACGGGTAAAACTGACTCTCAAAATAAGCATCAAGAAACTCCAGGTTGGCGAACTCCTGCTTGAAAAAAGAGGCTTTAGAACTAAAAGAATACGAATCGGACGCAATCGACCAAGAAGCGGGCCACGCGATTGAATACAAAGACCACTGCGAATAACTATAATAATTTCGAACGATATCCCAATAGGCTAAATAAGTATCAGCATTCGCCCATTGATTAACCGCAGCGCCAGAAGAAAGACTGACAGTGTAAGGGGGTTGATTAGAAAGTTGCAGCGACGTCTTATTGGAAACGCGAAGCCAAGACATAAGCGAATTAGGGTAGGCGCGGGAAGCACCAATAGCAGAATTGGGGGAAGAAGTACCCGCGGTGCCAACAAGGGCGGTAATCCAATTCAAGCTCAACTCGTTCATATCAAACTTACTACTATTCGTTCGCATCTCCGGATGATACAACTGAAGCGGCACCCAAAAACGGTGAAGTCGAATAACATAGGGATTGAACGTCGGGACAGCAAGCGGGTTGCTGCGAACATCAATACCCTGCTCAATGGACACACGATCCCGGGCGTTAATAAAATCGATACGCACCGGATATAAAATACCCGGTGTACATGTAAAGGCCTTACTCTCAGGAACATCGTATCGAGAGTAGCCGTTAACAACGTGAGAAATAAAAGGTTGTTTTCCCATAAATTAAATAATTAGTTGAAGTTTGTAATGATCTTGCCAGAATTGAAGAATATCCAAATCTAGCCAAGTAGGAGGGTCAAAGTCGGGCATCTTGCGAGAGGAAGCAGAAAAGCGCATTATTTGCTTTCGCTCCCACGTATACGACGCTCTACTGGATACGGCGGAATTGAGGGAGAACCGCTCAACGCACAAAGACACAATACGCTTAACCAAAGAAGACTTGCTAAAATGTGCATAAGCGTCAGCAGCGGCAATCGAACGTATAACCTCGTCTTCTGATTTGAGATACTTAAGATAGTATCGAGGAATCGCGTAATTATAATTGATACGCTTCGAAAAATCGAAATAAGACCACGACGCAACACGAGCAGAAGGGCGAGGCTTATAACCAAGAAAATCACCAACGCCAGCAGATACGAATTTTCGCGTATAACGGCGATGTTGGAGGAGGAAAGATAAAGGTGTAAGTTTTCCATCTACGGTAACATATTTATCCGAAATTTCTTCGGGGTTAAATTGAATTTGTTTAGTAACATACTTTACGCAATAGCGAGCTCGCTTATGGGTAGCCTTTGCCAACCACACAAAACCAAGGTCTCGAACGGCAGCGCGAATAGTATTATAGAGGACATTTGTACCAAAAAGAAAGCCGTGAAAATGCAATCGAGGTTCATTTCCTATTTCGGGGTGTGTGCCAAACTCTTGAAAGAAAGCGTGCTTAAACGAATGACCGAGCTTATGTCGCAACCGTTCGTTGAAGCGACGAATGAATCGAGAAGGATCGAGAAGGGCCTCATTGTAATAACTCGGAGCAATCGTTATGGTAATGAAAATAGCCTGCTGGTTATTAGACTTGCAATAGGCAAGCTCACGCTCTAGACGAACAAACCAGTCATTACGCTGACGACGCAAGCAGTCTTCACACTTTCCACAGGGAACCATTAGCCACTGGCGAGCGATATCCCAAGGTCGAAGAGCTAAGGCCGACCTAGCAACATCAGAACCATTTCGACAAGGATTCTTCTTGTCAAAATAGCGACGATTACGTATCCATATGGGAGAAGAGCAAGGCATTAGAAAAAACTTCGAAGACAATCAAATTTAATACCAGGACGATAAAGACGACAGCGATCGAGATAAGCTATCGCAGGACTCTCGTCAGCAAA